TGGGAGTGTAGGTTTGTAAGACCCGCCGTAGCCAAGACCTAGTCCGGTCGAAGCGAACGGTGACACGATCCCCTGCACGACAGCGGTAGAGAAGTGTAGCCCTAGCCGCCAGAAAACTTCCTGGTGACTTCTTCCCCACACGCACGTGCAACCGAGGGCTGATCAGTGCCTGCAGAGAACCGCAGCGTCTGACCAGCGGGTTGGAAGCCGCATCCTCAGTGTCCGTGATTAAAGCATCGTCACGGATATCAGTCCAAGGGCTCTTGAGAGAGTCCCGAAGACTTCTTGGGATACGGAGTATAGAGGCCCGCCAACAAGGTAGCAAGCGCCTGTCACAGCCAAAGCCGTGATTACGACGCCGCGCCAGCCGGCGAATCTCGTTACAAGTTTGCAACCAACGCAAAATGGATGTTCCATTTTCATTTGCCTCGTGAATCTCATCCGATGTTATGGACAAGTGAATCGGTCGGATGTTAGCGCCATACCAATAATCCGCCCCGCATGACTCACGGAACGGACCCTCAACAAAAGTCTTACGAGGATTGGTAGGGAAACCAAGAAAAGCCAGGAACGGAATCAGAACGTCCGCAGTTTCCCGCGAACAGATGATATCGTCACCATATACGCGATATTGCAGCGTATCCTGAACAGATCGGCGACACGCACGAACAGCGGCCCAGAATAACAGGGTCTCCAGCTCGAACGTGAAGCCATTTCCCATTGCACTATAGGACTGCAGCGGTATATATGCCTCGTCACGATCTTCACACCCGTGAGGGAGTTGGAGCGTGGTGCGGCACAAATCCATGGCGAATTTCCACCGTGGGGCGTCCTCAAAACACCTGTCTACTGCTTCACGACAGATATGTCCCGAGGCACCTTTCAGATCGATAGTAACATATTCATCTGAAGATAGCTGCGATCCAAGCTTGGCTAGGAGCTGGTTAGGCTCCTGGTCATCGAGGTCGAGGCCCGCCGTTTTTAGGCGATCTCTAATCAACGAACCGAGGCCAAGCTGAGCATAAACGTTTAAACCAGGCTGAGGACGAATCCCCCTCTTGGTCTTTGCGTTCTTTGGCACCATGATGTTACGGTCGCCAGGCGTTAAAACTGCATCATACACGTAGGCTACCTCGTCCTCTGGGAGTTTATCCCCAAAGAGATCTGGAGCTCTTCGTGACAGCGCTTCAAGCCACGGGGTACTGCCAGAAACTAGCAGCGCCCCGAATGGTAAGAAATACTCGGTGGACGAAGGACGGCTACACAACTTGTCGTAGTCAATAATACCCTTCTGGTCCGTAGCCTTCCCAGGCCCGAACCGACACTTTTCTTCCCACCTGCTGGGATCAAGGGGTCCTAATACGCGCGCTATATCGGCCTGCATCTGAGAAATTAGATGCAAGTGTGCCGAGTTCCCCATATTTGGGGCATCGAACGCATTTCGGAGGCGATGATTTGAATCGCGGCATGCTTCTTCGGCCGCGAAGTCCGCTGCTATGCAGGCGGATTCCGGATCAAGGTCAGCATGGACAAAGTTAGGCCATTTCGCGAGAAGCGACGTGGCTTGATGATCATCCATAAACAGCCGACCTCCCTCATAACTATAGTCATAGTGAGAGGGTTTACACTCCAGGTTCACCAATTGAGCGTATTCCTTATACTTTAAAAGGAGCGCACATGCGAGAGACCTGGGTGAATTTACTCCGGCCCAGAACTGGTTGGCAACATCGAGATACATCTTCTCGGATATCTGAAAAGATGACGCTTCACCTAAAAGCGAAGATAACACTTTTCGCCTTGACGTAGTATTCGTCGACGCACCGATATTGCTGCGTTTTGGTGAGCGGGCAGAGGACGTCCTTTGCTCCAAAGTCATGATAGGTCTCCTGTATTAACCGGAAATCGATTCGCCGGTAGCGATGAGGTTCTGCACAGGCGCGAGCCCGAGCAGTGCCGCTACACTATAGACGAGTTCAAGTTTCTCGGCCGCAGTCGACTTCTCATTGACCTTGGTCTCGATGGCGATGCTGTTGATGTATTTCACGTCCCCCGTCACGGCATCAATCGACGGGATGGTGATTTTGCCTGCCACCTTCTCATACTCCGCGACAGTGTCGCGCTTGAGTACAGAAGCGCGGCGAATGCCGACAGTAGTGCCTTGGTCACGGTTAACCCATGACGCATAAGCGCCTGTCTGCACACGCTCCGGAACGTAAGTCTTGTTGACATTGGCGGAATCCTTTAGGATTATGTTGGCAATAGTGCCCATATATTTCTCCATCTATATTGAAAGGAGTTACAAGGAGGCTTTTGTTCGAAGACGAAGCGGAGGAGTTTTACTTCTTCCGTTGTGTAACGAGCGCAATAGCATCAAGCGCTCGGCCCACGTTCATGTCGAACTCCAGCCTGAGAGTCGCAGGTGTGAAAAAGATGCGTTGTCGATTGAACCTTCTCTCGACAATTTTCCCGGAGTAATACGTCGGGAGAGGTGTGTTAACAGAGAAGACACCTGAGCCTTTTCGAACATTTGTCCAATAGACCTCAGTGCTCGCCTCCACACACCGTACTAGATATCCGTCAAGGCAGCTCTTACCAACAAAGGCGTTTAACCCCTGTAGGCATTCACCGACATTGGCGAACCAGTCCACAACAAAGCTATACGGAATGAGTTCCCATGCGATAACGAACGGGTTTAACAATCCAAAACTCTGCTGCGCACTTACGGCTTGGTTTTCAATGCTGTAAACGTAACCGCCGTGGGTTGACGTAGTCCGCGTAGTAACAATATTCGCGGTCCATGCGAGTGCCTGGGCCTGGTTGGGCATAACCTTAGTCTCAGCAACTGCTGAGGAGGTCTTGCTTTCCGCAGACTCATAAGCGTTCACTCTCAATGTATGAGGGCGATCTCGTAATTCGTTCCACACGGTTTTCATCAGTGACGATGCGTCCATCACAACCAACCTCCATCCGTACCGGTACTCGAGCCAGTTAGATTCCGCTGACTTTCGTGCCGACACAGTACGAGGTGCTCGCTCAAGACCCAGGGCTAATGCGGCGGCTTTAAACTTGCCGTGTCGCACATGCCGATACGCGGTATAAAGCTTCTGCGCGCAGTCACCGACCATCCCAATTGTCTGTTTTGCCTCCATAAGACTTACGGGCAAATTAGTACCCTGCCCTACAATCTTACTTTGCAGTCTCGAGGTAATTTTCGAAACTTGGGTGGCGACAAGCGGGTCCGTTAAAGGATTCACGGAAACCCGATTGTACAACGGGATCCAGCTAATGGTGAAGACGTAATTGGGCTGGTTGATAACTTTACCAGTCAGCACAACGTTCTTCGACCTGATGACATCCTGCAAGTCATCTGTATAACCCTGCGTTGGGAGATATCCGTTCGCTAGCAAGGACTGAAGCATGCTTTTCCGATTAGGGAAGGCGTTATTCCAGCTTCGCGTGCGTACGGACTGCACACAATCCTGCCACACCACAGGAGGGACATCCGGTCCGGTCATAAACCAGGTCGGTGCTTTCTCTAGTTTCGAGGCAGTCTTTATGGGCATTTTCACATCCTCCGAAAACAGGTCACACAACCGCACACTTCTGTGCAGATATTGGAACAAATCATACTCCTTACGGAGTCTGACCCGATATCCGGGAGGCCCCTTTCACGGG